AGCCTCTGTAGCGGCAACAGAGTTGATGTTCTCAAGAGTGTATCCAGTCGGCTTAACATCTCCGCTTTTGACTCTCTTGTTGATTTCTTTTTCAATAATCTTTAATGCCTGTGGCTTGAAAGCAACACCTCTGGCTTTACCACCAATTTGCTTACTGATGGGGGCAAGTGCCTTGATAGCGTTAGGCTGTAGTTTTTTAAGGTCATCTAAGCTCAGTAGCGAGGCGTATTTGGCGATATTGTCCCAATATGTCATAACATACTCAGGACCGAAGTTATACTTACCCTCAAACTTGGCTGCTATGCCAAAGAAGTAATCAATCCAGTCGTTCAGTTTCTTACCGCCAGGTAACATAGCATACACTGGCTTCTGGACAATTACTGTAGAGTTAGTTAAGTTCTCTGGCTTTAAGGTCTTAGATAGGATATCCTTAAACTTACCCTCAAGTATACCCAGTTGGGCAGGTGTCTTTGCTCCACCAGTTAGCCAAGGTGACTTCAAGGTGATGAACTTACCACCCTCAGTAGCAATCTTTGCCTCACCGATAATGATATCCATAATGATATTTGAAGCAGAACCATTGCCAGCAACTGACTTGATGCGGTTAGCGTAGGTCTCGTTACCGACTGTCTCATCAAACAGATAAGCGAATATACGCTCTTTATGAAGGTTATCTTTAGTTGGGGGTAGGTTAGCATCCCGCAAGAATATTTTTTTAATACCAGGATTCTTCTCGAATGCTCCAAAGGTCATCTCTCGGAGTGGGTTTCCTGGCTTATCAAACTCTAAAATCAGTCTATCGACAAATGCAAGTTTAGCATTCTCATCACCCAGTTGCATTAACTTTGCTACGGCTGGATATAGGTCATCAACAGCCCAGCGATTTAGTAAAAATGAAAGACCTTCAAAATATTCTGGAGATTTAGAATCAACAAGACTATAGGTCTTGAATACCTCAGCCTTACGGCTTTGCTGATAATCAGATACAGATTCCCTGCGTGCTATCTGTAACTGGTATCCCTTTACAGCATCCATTAAATCACCATCAGTTAGTTCACTTGTGAACTTGTTGCCCATAGCATCATACTGCCATCTAGCAACTTTTTGAGACATCTTGCCAAGAGGACCGTTCTTGCCAGATGTAGCCATAATGAATGATATGAATTGAATCGGGTGACTGAATATGCTAGCATGTCCGGAAAACATCTGACGCATCTGCATTTCACCGATATTACGAAGTATGTAAGATATGCGGAATACCAACTGAGCGGTTCTCCAGATATCTCCAAGTTCCTCTGCGAAGACTCTGGTGGCACGTGCGCCATGCTTTAGTTTGGATGCCTCAAACTTAACAATAGCCTTCATAATCGCTTGGCTATCTGGCAAGAAAGCTTGTTGTTTCAATAACTGGTCTAACGATACAGCCTTACCTAGAGGCACAGCCTCATCGCCAGCAAATAGGAATGTTGGCTCTTCACCCATTGCTCTTTGGATGGGTGAGAATTGCTCTACGATATTCTTCTCAGTAGAGCCTAGCTTGATTGTTTTAGCAAGTTCGTCGGCTTGCTCTTTGTTTAATCCTAAGCGAGCAGCGATTGTTTTTGTTAAATCTACTGTGGCTTTCTCAATAATAGCACCACGTTCTGCTGCGCTTTCAGCCTTGTATAGTTTACGCAAGGTATCATCAATGAAAGCTTCTTGTGCTTTAGTGCCAATTACGCTCTTAAATTTAGCGGAACTTACCCAGTTTTCCCAACCATTGATAGTATTGGTAGCATCACCTAGGTTTAGAACTGTAGAACGGACAAAGAAACGTCCAAATCTCTTGTCAATAGACTCTGCAACCTTGATAAGTTTCAAATCTGGCGAATCAACCAAGCGCATAGCAGGGTTAGCTAGCAATCCAGTCTTAAGACGCATGGACAATGAGCGGAACATCACTGGGTCCATGGCTGGATTCATCAAACTTAGGAAAGTTGCCAGTACTTCATCAGATGTTTTGGCAGCAGTCAAGGCTTTTACTGTATCAGCCTCAAGTTTATTACCAAAGAATCTCTGAATTTTGACTGGATCCGTCTCTTTGGCTACAACTTCTGCAATTCTAGAGAAGTTTCTACCTAGCATCCACTTCAAAGGCTTACTAAAGTCACTTGCTAGGTTGCCACCGAAGTAATCTGTGATACCAACCTGGCTGTTAATCCACTCACGTAGCATCTTTTTCTCTGATAATTCAGAATTGATTTCGATGATACCACGAAGACCCTTGTATTCTGGGTCACTTAGCAATCTTGTAGCAGTTTCAAGGTCTTGATTAGCAACTTGGCGGAATACATCAAGTTCTTTTACCTTCGCTTGCAAGGAATCTCTTTCGGCTATAGCCTTTTCAAGATTACCACGTGCTTTTTCTAATGCTTGGTCTGAACCTTTAATGGTTGATAGCAAAGAAGCTACATTAGGGCCAAGGTTTGTAGGGTCTGCAATCTCAGCAAATGCGTTTCCTATCTCAGCCTGTACAAAACCAAAGTATGGCTTAGTACCACTTAGAAGGTAGCCACCAGTTTCACCGTAAATAGTACGGATATTTGCAATTGCATCAAAGTCCCATATATCAGCCATCAAGTCAAATGCTTTGGTCATAGCATCTTCGTTGCCTGCTTCAGCAATTCTTCTAAATATGTCGCCTAGGGTTTTGAAGTTACCTGGCTGGTCACTAAATAGTGTGGCCCATTGAAAGCCACGAAGTGCCATGGTATCTGCTTGAGATAGCGAAGACACGTCATTGAGTACTTGACGTACAGAATCTGAAGTCTTTGGGTCATCTGCAATAGCACGAAGACCATCTAGGAACTGGGAGCGGCGTAACTGCTCACCCTGTAATTCTTTACCACCAAGGGTTGTGATATCCTCAGTCAGGTCAAGAACCTTCAATGGCTCATCTGTAAGTGCTGTTACAAAGTACTCATCAAAACCATGAGCACCCACCGATAGTTTTCCAGCCTCTGGAAGTTCATCCAATACGATATTTCCAGCAGCAAAACCTTTAGTATTCTTAGCCTCTGCACTTAACTTGTTGATTCCTCGTACAAGTTCACCACTCGACAACTTATCGTGGGTGGTAATATATTTAATAATGTTCTGTTGAGATAATACTTCTTGGGCTAGAGGATTCTTTGCTAGACCATCACCGCTAGCTTTTGTAGCATTTAGGATTTTTGAAAAAGTTTTGGCTAGAGAATCAGTACGTTCGCTTTCGAGTTTTATAACTCTGCGTTCTTTAGCAAGAACTCTATCTTCTACACGCTTGGTGTTGTCTTTAATCAGACCCCAACGCTTGCGCTCTAAATCTTTAATTGCTGCATCAACGGTTTCAACACGCTTTGCAACTGGCTGACTAAATGGTTCTGCAGCCTTAACCATCTCACTTACTTTTTTAGCACGGCCTATCTGTGTTACCTTTGCCATAGATCCGAATGCAGTGTAAGTTGTTGGATCCAATGCTAAGTTCAATGTAGCATCTACTAATCCAGACATCACCCTGTAAGCAGTCTGGTCTGGGGTTGCTCCTACAGATTTTGCTAAGAAGCGTCCAATAGTGAAAGACTCGCCATATACTTGGCCATAAGCACTCATAGCCTTTGCTTGGTCTTTGCCTACTCGGCTCTCTGGGTTAATGAAGAAACCAGATCCAGTATCTACTCCAGGCTTACCACCAAAGGCGTCAGCAACTAGTGAGCCTAACTGTGTTTCTCTTCCGCCAAATCCTGGTAGTTTTCCAACTGAAATATCACGTACAGCAGCAGTAAAGGAATCGTATGGATAGCGTAATGCAGCAAATCCTAATCTTGTAGCACCCTTAAATGGGTCATAGATTGCATTACGAAAAGTGTCCTCTATTGCCCCTAGGAAGCCACGGTCTTGTTTTACGGTAGACTTAATCTTATCCACATTAAGCATATCATTTTTAAGTTGTGATATACCATCAAGAGATACGATTTTACCGATACCTGGCGTATCCGCAGTTAAGCCCTGGCTCACCATAGCCATGACAAGATCCTTGCTCATTCCAGGATACTTATCAACAATGCCTTGGAAGTTTCTGTACATATCAGGATTCAAGCCATTCATTTGAATAGCAATCCTGCGACGTAAAGAATCTTGGCTGTTATTGTAAACAGCCTGCGCTGCTGGGCTTAAAGTAGGTTGCTTGGTTTCTGCCACTACTTATCCCCGTTTTTCTTGATTAAATGCATCTACGATTCTAGCAAGTTGCGGTGTTGGATTAGCAAGATACATTGCTCTAGCAAGAATCTCGCCTTCATTAAAATTATCTACTGGTGGCATCAATGCTGAGGCATCACGGCCAGGACCACCACGTGCTCCGTCTGACAATGGTACATCTGGATTTCCTGGTTGTAAAAGATTTACAGGACCAAGAGATGCAGCCAAAGGATTTCCTGGAGCCATAGTGGGTGCAACATTAGATGATGCAACTTGAGTAGAAGCGCCACTAGAAATATCTTTTAGTTGTCTTCCTTCTCCGTACTTACCAGCAGGAGCTTCGGCTATATTTCTGCCTTCTCTTTGAATCTTCTTTACATTGCCCAAATCATTACGCGTAGCAAATCGACCTGGCCCACCTGGCATATCCTGCATTGACATAGTTTAGTCCTCATCTTCATCAAAGTCATCTAACGGATTCTTTATTGGGTCATTAGGGTCAACTATCCAATCAGGATAACTTGACCTGTCCATAGCGAATGCTAACGCTGTTCCTTCATCCATGCCTGCATTTCGGCAAGCATCATAAACTTCTTTTGCCGCAATAGCCCAGAAATCTAATTTAGTCAGGACTGGTTCTTTGGTTGTCTTGCGGCGACGTGCTACTTTTTTCTTTACAGTTTTTGTAGTTCTCTTCTTTGCAGCCACATTAAGCTCCTAGCCCTGCAAGTATTGTTGCTAAGTCAGGTTCTTGGCCTGGAGTTTGAGGGACCCCACCAGAAGGTTGGCCAGGAGCCACTGGGGACGGAGTAGGCTCGACTGGTCCTTGTGTGCCTGGTGGAGTCATCTCTGGCTGCATTGGTTGTTCCTGTTGGAACACGGCCAAAGCAGCAGCCTCTATCATCTCCCCTTTACGACGACGCTCAATTACGTCGGCTATCTTTTGGATGAGTGCTGATGGATTCTGTCCTTGTGCTGCCATAGCAGGAATTGCTTGGGCAGTAGCAGTGATAGCTGCTGACAGATTCTGTCGCATCTTTTCAATTTCGATCTGTTGTTCTTCCATGGAGACATTTACGTTCCATGGTAGTTCACGACGAATGAAGTCCTTGGATACCAAATCGGCACCAAGTGCTTGAAGAGAGAAAATCAAGGCCCGCGATGGGTCAAGTCCAGCCATCAATCCGTAACGTACTTCAACAGAAGAGTCACCTTTGATGTCTTTGGAGGGTTTGTACTTTAACTCGTACGGCGTACCCTGTGCGATTCCCTTGACGCTCTTTTCTTTATCGAAAAGGAGTTCATCCATTTCGAAACATGTTCTAATTACATCCTCAAATACTTCAGCAAGAATTGTTTGGCCTGCTTTGATTTGAGAATCAAATGCACCTAGCAGTGCTTGTACACCTTGACCTGTGATGATTGAAGCATCAATGGTTCCAGTGCGTCCTTCAGGATAACGAGCACCTAGGCGAAGTTCGCTTTGTAGCGCTGCTTGCTCTTGGAACGCTGCTGCTGGCACATCAAGTCTTACACGGCCTACGCCAGCTGGGCTTGCAGTTCTGATAATTGCATCAGGACCCATTGGCATATCTACAACATCTGAAGGTACAACAAGCGGTGCTTGAATTGACTTCTCTGCTGCTTCCATTGCTAGGTTAGCAAAGCGAGCACGGGCTAGTTGTACATACAATACATCATCAAACTGACCACGCATTTCATCATCGATGCCAGGACGTCTTGCAATGAAGACTGTCATCTTGTTCATCAAGTTAGCTGCGTAGTTCAAAACTAAATTGCCCTTTGTAGGCAAGTAAAGAACTGTTACGTGCTTGTCTGTATAGCGGACCATTTCAACCATTGCATTGGTATCCTGGTCAAATCCTTCACGTCCCAATAACTGGTAAGAAAACTCTGGGTACTCTATCGCTAGTTCTCCCAGTGTTTTGTAATAACGTTTTGCGTAAGCAACGCAACGTCCAAATCTATCAAACTCTGGATATGCACCCATTGGGTCTTCTAGGCGAATACGTGGCATATCTGTATCAAAGTCAGGCTCTATGTGAATCGGTAGGAAACCATAAGAGAAATACCAGTCTGAACCCCAGTACATCTGTGACTGTAACCGTGAAAGATAAACATAGTTGTTAGCAATCATGGTGCGCTTGTCAGCAAAAGCTCTAGCACGGTCATTGACTGAGTTGGTTGTCTGGCAGTTAAATGATGGAAGCGGGGCTAGGACTTCAGCTAAGTCACGCGCAGCCACATCAACGAAGTTGGCCACCATTGACTTGTCCATACCTTCAGGGAATAAGTCAGGATAAATCTGACCCATCTCGCCTTTGCGTACAGCAAGGACATCCTGCATGCGAGCATCGCGCTCTGACTGACGCTGTTTCATACTTTCTACGCGTCGTGCGATAGTCTGGATATCTAATTCCATTACAGTCCTATTCGTACATCATCATCTCGTAGTCATTAACATCCATAACGTAACGACTTTCGAGTTGTTTTCTGGTAGCCCATCTATTTTGGATGTGACTTTGATTGATACTAGCATTGCCAATAATTTCTCTAGCCCGCAGTTCGCAGAACCAGAGTGCCATAACACAGTCAGTCTTACCTCTGGTCTCGGGGTGCCAGGTGATAAGTTGTTGTATCAGGCTCTTGATACCTTCTGAGCTGTCTTGTGAAGGTATTTCTAGCAGATTATCGTTCTGATGATTGCCATTTCTAACTGTACCAAACAGTCCAGACATGGCTGCCACACCAAAGGAGATATCCCATTTGTTCTTACCAGTAAACTGGCTAGAGAATCGGATACCTCTAGATGCTAAATATGAGCGTAGGTCATCATCTAGCGCGTAGGCTTTCTGATGCGCATTGGTTTCAATGCGTAGTTCTTGAGGCTGGTAACGCTCTGACCAGTCCTCAATCAATTGTCTAATCTTAGCAGGGGTAGGCTCTGACATGTTCACCACATCCAGTACGTACCTTTTGCGGGTAGTACGGTCTACTGTGAGTATAACAGCAGCGGTGTTACCAGTCATAGCAGGGTCTAGGCCCATGATGGTATACCAAGCACCACGTTCTCTGGGATGTCCAGGTACTCCAGGTTTTAGAGGACCGCGTTTGCGCATCCTGTTGATTGAGCCTTGAACACACGCAGGCGAAAATATAGAGTCTTCTTGAACATCTTGTTGCTGGTAAACCAGAGCCCAAGCTGAGGGGCTAACTTCAGAGCGGCGTCTGAACAATGCTGGTCCATCCCACTTAGGGTATAAACCGTTTTCATCGGGAAGTACACTCTCATCTGAACCCTCCCACGCTATATGGCTTTTCGGCCATAAGGTTTTCCAATTCTCTGGCTTTTCATCTAGTTCTAAAACGGCAGGCATAGCAAAGTAAGTGAAAGGAGTCTTGCCATTTGACCAGTGTTCCCCATTACGAATTTCTCGATATAGGTCATTTGCAGCAATTCGGGTGCCTACAATTAGCAACTTACCAGTATCACCTAAACGGGTTACTACATCTCGCTGTAGCCACAGTAGTTGCTTTTCCCACTCATGGGCATTTGAGGTGGTTACCACGTCATCTAGGATAATCAGGTTAGAACGGGCACCAGTGATTTGACCACCAATACCCAGCGCCTGTACGGTAGGGTCCTTTTCGGTGGAATCACGGCTCAGGTAGATTCTGTCAGCCTTCCAGGTGTCAGCATCTTCCTTCCAGCCTCCAGCGCTTCCATAGACGGCTTGGAGCTTACTCCAGCGTTCATGGCTCAGTCGCTGCTTAATGGAGTAGAGATACTCCTTAGCGCGTTCCTGGGTTTTGGAGACTATGGTAATCTTAACATTCGGGTCCATGGCTATGCGGTAGACACAGTAGTTCACGGTGATGACTGTGGACTTGGCATGCTCTGGTGGTACGTTTATCAGCAGGCGTTTAGGGTTGCTCTGCTCATAGGTCATAGCTGGGTGTAGCCAGGACGGCTCGCGCCCCTCCAGGACATCAATCCAGGATCTATGATGAGGGAAGATGGGGGAGTCTAGAAACTCTTGAGAGAACTCTTCAAACCCAATCTTGTACTTAGCGTCTCCTGTGACGATACTGAGGGTGCGCTCGCCTTCTTGCTTGGCGGCTTCAAGTTCTTTGACAAACTTAGGGTCTTTCCGCCAGTCTTTCATCACATCGGGTTTCCTGCCAGCTCTAGCAATAGCATCTTGCAGGTCTAGCCCTTGACGGACGAAATCTAAAACTTTGGCTTTAGCCTCTTTAAGCTTGGCTACATTGTGGTGCTCTTGACCACCTTTAGCAGCCATATAAAACCTCCATAATAAATCCCCCTTCGCTCAGCGCCCCCAAAGGGCGCTTCGCTACCCCCTGTAAAGCGAGGCAGCCCCATAGGCTGCCGAGCGAGAAGGAAACTCGCTTCGGTGTACCGCTCGTTTCCTTACATATATACTAACCCGTTCAAATACCTAAAACGAACGGTTTATAACAAAACTGTTATCTAAATCACCTATATAGTGGTATAAATCGGACACTCGGAGCAAATACTGGCAAAATATTATTTGCGGAGAGTGTGTACTATTTCCGTCGGAAATTAAAGCATTGGGGTCGCGTAAGCGACACGTAAGGCTTTTTTCTTTCGCATAGGCAATGCTCTGTGCGGAAAGAACCATCGGAGTGGCGAGCGAGTGAAGCGAGCGAGCGCGATTTTATAAACTCCGCGCTTGGTTAAAAGTTTGTG